GATAGAATTTTTAACCGATATTAAAAAAGCTACATTACAACAAAGAAAAAAAGAACTTTGGGATGTAGAAGGAATATTAAAAAATAGATTAAATCAAAAATTAAAGTTCGATCTTAGACCTATTAAAGACAATGCTAAGATTGGTAACTTTAAAACTAAAGCTGATAAAATAGTATTTAATTTTAAAGATCAATACATTATTATAGATGTAGAAGAACTACACGATTATATAAAACAAAATAAATTAAAAGATATACAATTAGAAGAGTTGATATCTAAATTAGATTGGAATATAATTTTACCGAAAGAAAAATAATGTTAAGAAAGATACATGTGTTTGATGATATTGTTGATAACAATCATCAAGAAAATCTTAAAAAGATTATGTTAGGTAAAAATTTTCCATGGTTTTTTTCTAATGATGTTAGCTACGAAAATAATAAGGAACAATCTAGACCTGGATTTAAACACTATTTCGTAATAGACAAAAAAATAAATAGCAGTTTACATGAATATATATTACCCATAATTAATAATTCTTTAAAAAAAGCAAAGTTTAAATATAAAAATATATTACAAGGAAGATCTTTCTTTCAATTACCTTTAAACGTAAAAGATATAAATAAAGTTGACACTCCCCATATTGATTTAGATCAACCTCATGTGGTGGTTTTATACTATGTTATAGATAATGAAGCACATACTATTATATATAAAGATAAGAAATTATTTAAAAAAATAAAACCTAAACAAGGACGAGTAGTTGTATTTAATGGCCACTATTGGCACACAGCAGAACAACCAAAACAAAACAAAAGATGTGTAATAAACTATAACGTTATTTAATTATGATTTACCCTACAATAATAATGGATGATTTTTTTACTGAACCAGAAAAGATTAAAAATTTTTCTTCTAAGTTAAAGTATTTTAAAGATAAAGATGGTAAGTGGCCCGGTAAAAGATCTGTCCCTGTACATGAAATTGATTATAATTTTTTTAATTATTTTCATTTAAAAATATTAAGTATTTTATATCCAAATGATTATAGAAAAATATCTTATACAGCTAACGCTTGCTTTCAAAAAATTTCTGGAAACCGACATCAAAATCCTGGGTGGGTACATGAAGACATTGGTTCAGAAATTACAGCTATAGTTTATTTAAGCCATCACAAAAATTGTGGCACTTCTCTTTGGAAGAAAAAAAATTTTTTTGATTCAGATTCAACTGCTTTTGAAAAACATAGTTTTAATA